GATGCACGGCGATCGCGTCGTACCTGCGCGAACCGCAGAACGCGACGTACACCGCGCAGACTGGCAAGAAGGCGCGGCAGCGGTGGGACAACGACATGGTGGGCGTGCTCGATCGCTCACGCTGGTTCCACGAGAAGCGCAACCCGAAGAAGGTCACCGACTACCGCGTGCGCCGCACCAACGGCAGCGAGGCGATCACCTTCGGCAGGGGCTCTCGTCTCGGCATCGAAGCGCCGGCGAAGGAAGGTGCGAGCGCGACCGCTGGTCACGGCGACACGCTCGACGACGGCACGATCGACGAGGCGCTGTCACGAGAGGACGACACGCAGGAACAGTCGATGCTGCCGACGATGATGACGCGGCAGTCACCGCAGTTGTGGGTTGTGTCGTCGGCCGGGTTCGTGAACTCGTTCTACTGGTGGCGCAAGATCCTCGCTGGCCGCGCGCTGGTCGAGAGCGGTGAGGACTCGCGGCTCTGTTTCTTCGAGTGGTCGGCACCGGACGACATGCCGTACGACGACGAGCGCACGTGGGAACTGGCGATGCCTGGTCTCGACATCATGGTGCCGCGCTCGTTCGTGCGTGCTCGGCTCGAAGCAGCGAAGCGCGGCGAGCAGGTCGACGAAGAAACCAAGGGCTCAGGTGTCGACGCGTTCCGTCGAGCGTTCCTGAACCAGTGGCCGGAGATCCCGCCGCTTGAGAACCTGAGCGATCGGAAGCTGTCGCCCGAGCAGTGGTACGCAGTGCAAGACGACGGATCGAAGCGTGATCCGCGTGGCGCCCTGGTGCTCGGCTTCGACGTGCACAACGGATGGTCATCGATCACCGCGGTCGGCACGCGCGTCGATGGTCTGCCGCACATCGAGGTCATCAAGCACGAGCAAGGCACGGCGTGGCTCGCTCCCGAGTTGATGCGACTCGCTGAGCGTCACGACACCGAGCGCCGGCCGATCGCAGTGTGGTTCGACGGATCGAACGCATCGCTCTCGATGCTGCCCGAGCTCGAGCGCCACGGATGGAAGGTGCAGGACGACGACACGCGGCGCGGCAAGTGGCCACCGCTGCGCAAGCTCGTCGGTCGACCGTTGTTCGCTGCGAGCGAGTTGTTCGTCACCGCAGTGAAGCAGCACCAGCTACGGCACCCTGGCCAGCCGATCATGGGCGCGGCGGTCGACAACGCCCGCTCGCTGAAGTCGTCGGACTCGTGGCGGTTCTCGCGTGAGATGTCGCTCGGCGATGTCACACCGCTGATCGCCGGCGTCGCCGCGCACTGGGGTTACCGCCAGCGTCGGATCATCGCTGTCGGCGGTTCCACGAAGAAGCAGAACGAAGCAGCGAACGATCTGTTCGCACGCAACCGAGAGAGGTTGAAGCTATGACGGAACATCGAAAGCTGGACCTGCCCGAGATCGTGCTGATCGTCGGTCTCGTCGGTGCGCTCGCATCATCGAGCGTCATCGGCTGGCTCATCGACGACGTGCGCGGTGCTGCGCTCGCAGCAGCGATCGTGACGTTCGCTGCGAGTCTCGGTGCGATCGCAGCAGCGCTCGGTCTCGCGCGTCACATGGCGAAGCGAGAGACCCCCGCGGGCACCAAGGTGCCGGCCGATGGTCTCGCACGCGCCAGCGATCGAAAGGCGGCCTGATCGTGGGCATCCTGTCTGCCCTGTGGGCGCCTCGCATGGTCGAGGCGACCCCAGACCAGGTGATCGCCACGGGCGCCGCCGGCGGCTACGGCGTCGATCCCGTCGATGGCGACCGCGGGTACACGCGCCTCGGCCAGTCGAACCGGGAGATGCCGGCGTGGAACCTGAAGAAGGCTCGCGCCTATTCAGTCGCTGCGTACCGAGCGAACCCCATGGCGCGAGCGATCATCGACACGTACACCTCGTTCTGCGTCGGTGACAAGGGCATCACGTTTCAGTGCTCGAACGCTGAGGTCGAAGCGATCGTGCGTCGATGGTGGCGAGACCCGCGCAACGCACTACTGCGCCACCAAACGGAGTTCCTGCGCGACCACATGCTGATGGGCGAGACCTGCATCGAAGCGATGCAGGGCAACCTCACCGGTCTCGTGCGCTACAACCTGATCGACGCAGAGCGCGTCAGCGGGATCGAGCTGCTCAACGGTAACCCGCTGTGGTTCGATCGTGTCTCGCTCGACAACGCGAAGATCTCGAAGCAGATCATCGGTGTCGACGACTTCAGCGAGCTACTCGTCGGTGAGGTCCACTGGTTCCGTTCCTGGAACGCCCTGCTCACCGATCGGCGCGGTGTGCCGTTCCTGGTGCCGGTGCTCGACGATCTCGACAACTACGACGCGGTGCTGAACAACCTCGTCGACCGCACTGCGCTGATGCGGTACATCGCGATGACGGTCGAGATCCAAGGCGACCAGGACGACATCGACGAGTGGATCGAGCGACGTGGCGGCACGCACCTGCCGACGAGCGGCACGGTCGAGGTGCACAACCAGAACGTGAAGTTCAACCCGCTCGAAGCGCGGCCCGGTGCCTACGAGGACTCGGTGACGCTGAACGCGATCCTCACGAACACCAGCGCTGGCGCTGGTCTCGCAAAGACGTTCCTCGCTGAACCGGAAGGAACGAACCGCGCGACCGCGACATCGATGGCCGAACCCGTGCGGCGCCGCATCGATGGCGTGCAACGCAAGTGGTTCGAGTACGTGAACGAGATGGCCGCGTTCGCCATCGATCGCGCCGTCGCGTCGCGCATGCTGCCCGCGATGGTCGAGTCTCGGAACCGTGCAGACGGCACGACCGAGATGGTGCCCGCGCGTGATGCGGTCACGATCGTCGGTCCGGAGATCGCAGCATCGAACGCGGAGGTCTCCGCGACGATGCTGCTGAACCTCGGCCAGGCGATCGAGTCGATGCGCGCCGCGGGCGTGCTGTCCGGCGAGGCAGCTGCGCTCCTGGTGCAGCGCGGGTGGGAGATCTTCACCGGCGAACAGTTCCGTGCCGAGCTGGCAATGCAGCTCGATGCGCAACCGAACGACCCGGCGAACATGGCCGACACGATCGACATCGTGCGCGGTCGACGCAAGGCAAGGCAACCACTGCCCGCACCGACGGGCACGAGCGAAAGCGAGTAACCAGAGATGAACAAGATCAGCGCTGCCGTGCTGCTCGGTGTACCGACGAGCGAGATCGCCGATGTCTACGACGACGCCGCGGTCGGTGTCGTCATCGTGACCACGGACGGCATCGAGTACGTCGACCGCGACGAACCCGACGCGGAGGGCAAGACGGGCCTGATGTTCCTGCGTGCACCGGACGGCATGCGCGACCGCGAGAGCGGCGACTACCTCGGCACGTTCCCCGTGTACGTGTCGCCGTCGCTGCCGCCCGAGCCCGTCGATGATGCCGAACCGCCGGCGCCGACGACGAACCCGCTCGACGGGCTCACGCTCGACGAGCTCGTCACGTGGGCCGGTCAGCAGACGCCGGCGATCGAGATCCCGGCGAAGGACGCGAAGAAGCTCGACACGGCGCGTGCGTTCGTCGACGCCGAGCTCGAGCGCCGGGCGGCGTCGTGAGCGGGCGCCGGCTGCACGGCATCAACGCTACGCAGCGGCGCGCGCGCGAGGACAGAGCAGCGGCCGAGTTCCTCGCTCGCATCACCGAGGCCACCACCGCAGTCGCGGTGAAGCCTGGCGATGCGGTCTCGTGGAAGGCGTCGCGCGGGAAGGCACACGGCGTCGTGGTCTCGACGCACAAGGGCAAGGTGCCGAACGTTCCGTTCACGTTCACCGGGTCGGCAGACGCGCCGGCCGCTCGTGTGCAGCTGATGGCCAAGGACGCCGACGGCAAGTACAAGCCGACAGGCACGTACCTGCCGCTCCCGGTCGATCAGCTCACGAGCGCATCGATCGAGATCGCTGACGACGAGACCACCGCGACCGAAGCCACGTACGTCACCGGTTCGTTCGAGCAGCTGCGCGACGCGGTGCGCTGCGCCATCTGCGAACGCATCGAGGAACTCGCCGGCGTCGACGCCGACGTGTGGGTCTGCGACATGGGTCCGGGCTGGGCTGTGTACCAGGTGGGCTGGGATGGCGACTACTGGCTCGTGCCCTACTCGGGCACCGCCGATGCCGTCGTTCTCGGTGAACCCTCCGAGGTCTACAAGCGCATCGACTACGTGCCGGTCGAGACCGCGACCGAAGCCACCAGCGACGGCCACGAGACGATCGAAGGCCGCCTGCTCGGCGCGGCAGGCACGGACACCACCACCGGTGGCCGCGTGTTCCGCGTGCAGATCATCAAGGCCGGCGACTCGAAGAACGGGCGCCGCTACCCCGAAGGCGTGCTGTCGCGCGCTGCCGCGCTCTACGAGGGCGCCAAGGCGTACGACCACCACCGCACCGATGCAGAACTGATGACGAGCACCATCGACGGGCTCGTCGGTTCGTACCGCAACGTCGAGTCGATCGACGGTGCGTTGCACGCAGATCTCGTGCTCCTTCCGAGCGCGAGCCACACCGCCGAGGCGCTCGATGCGTCCCTGGCGCAGCAGGCCGCAGGCCTGCCCCCGCTCGTCGGCATCTCGCACGACGTGCAGTGCCGCTACCGCATGGTCAACGCCGGCGGTCGGCAGATGCAAGAAGCCACGCAGATCGTCAAGGTCAACAGCGCCGATGTCGTAGCCGACCCGGCCGCTGGTGGCGAAGCGATCCGCATGGTCGCAGGCGGAAGCAACCCCAACCCCACACGAACCGAAGGAGTTCGACACATGACCATCAAGCAGCTCCTCACGATGCTGCGACTGGCCGAGAGCGATCAGCGTCGCGCCGAGCTGCTCGTGCAGCACGCGCACGTGCTCGAAGCGGCCGGCATCACCGCCGACGAGGCGACCCGCATGGCCGAGGCCGTGCAGGTCGAGACGCCGGCGCCGACGCGCGAGCTCGTGCCCGCCGGCGGCGAGCGTTCGACCGAAGCGACGTTCGCTCGCACCGGCCCGATGGCTCGCACGCTCGTGTTCTCCGCGCTCGCCGCGGCCAACCTCGACGAGCGCCTGGCCGAAGGCGTGCTCGCGGATCTGCCCGACCAGCTCACCGAGAGCATGGTCACCGAGCGCGTCACGGTGATGCTCCGCATGGCGGAAGGCTTCGAGCGCGCCGGCCTCACCACGCCGAGCGTGCCGGCCAACGTGCAGGTCACCACCGACGAGATGGATCGCAAGATCGCGTCGCTCGATGCGATGTTCGATCCGATGCGCCGCAACCGCGAGGGCTACCGCTCGCTGCGCCACGCTTGGGCCGACATCACCGGCTACCAGGGCCGCGGGTTCCTCGACACCGAGGACATCGCCAGGCGCATCATGCGCGAGTCCGCCACTGTCACCGTGGAGGGCGGCGCCCGCGAGGCGTACGACTCGACCGACCACGGCAGCCGCAGCACTGAGTCGCTCACGAGCGGCTCGTGGGGTCTCGTGCTCGGCGACTCGATCACGCGTCGCATGATCGCGTTCTACGAGCAGCCCTCGCTGCAGACGTGGCGCTCGATCGTCAGCGCGATGCCGCCGATCAACGACTTCCGGACGCAGCGCCTGGAGCGCATCGGCGGGTACGGCACGCTGCCCGCGGTCGCGCAGGGTGCGCCGTACCAGCCGCTGACCAGCCCGACGAACGAGGAGGTCACCTACTCGATCTCGAAGCGTGGCGGCACGGAGGATCTCACGCTGGAGATGATCGCCAACGACGACATGCGCTCGATCGCCACGATCCCGCAGCGTCTCGGCCTCGCCGCCGCGCAGACCCTGTACCGGTTCGTCTGGGACTTCATCATCACGAACCCGACCATCTACGACTCGACGGCCCTGTTCGCCGCCGGCCACGGCAACACCGCCGCGACGGCGCTCAGCGGTTCGGCGATGTCCACCATCCGGCAGAAGATGCGCGCGCAGGCCGCCTACGGCGACTCGACGGATCTGCTCTCGCTCACGCCGCGTCTGCTCGTCGTGTGCAACACGCTCGAAGAACTGGCCTTCCAGCTCGTTTCGAGCGCGGTCGCGTTGCCGACCGGTGCGCCGGTCGGTGCTGCGTCGAACACGCCGAACCTGCACGCCGGCACGAACCTGATCGTCGTCGACTACTGGTCGAGCACGACGGCGTGGTTCGCGTTCGCCGACCCGCAGATGGTGCCGACGATCGAGATCGGCTTCTACCAGGGCCAGGAGGACCCGGCGCTCTTCGTGCAGTCCGATCCGACCACGGGCAGCGTGTTCACCAACGACAAGCTGACCTACAAGATCCGCCACATCTACGGCGGCGCGGTGGTCGACTACCGCGGCATGCAGCGCGGCAACAGCTGACGCACCAGATCGCATCGACGCACGCGGCGCCGCCACGCCGCGTGCGTCGATGCTCCACGCCTGAACAAACACCGCAAGTGCAACCAACGAACCGAGAGGACATCTCACCATGCCTGGTGTGCAGGACATCCCGAACGACCAGTTCCAGACGGTCACCATCCCGGCCGAAGCGACCGCGGGCAACGCGGACTCGTGGCCGTGCTGGCGTGCGCCGTTCAACGCGACCGTGCAGGGCGTGCGCTGGATTCCCGGCGCCGCCGTGACCGGCGCGAACACGAACAACTTCGCGCTGACGGTCAACAACAAGACGCAGACGCTCGGCGTCACCACGACCAAGACCTACGCGAGCGGTACGAACTCGGTGGCCAACACCGCCGAGTCGCTCACGCTCACGGCCAACGTCGCGGTCAACGCCGGCGACGTGCTCGCCTTCGATCGAACGGTGAACGGAACCGGCCTCGCGTCGCCGGCCGGTCACCTGGAGATCACGTACCGCTGGCGGTGACGGTGGGCGCCTACGGCAACCCCTTCGACGTAGCAGTCGCTCTCACCGGTGGCGCCTCGCAGATCGTCCGGAACGGACCGACGATCTACAAGGGCATCATCGTGCGAGACACCGGCGCTGGCTGCCTGATCCGTGTGTGGGACAACGCTTCGGCGGCGAGCGGCACGATCATCGACATCGTGAACCTCGGCGCCGCCGGCGTGAGCCCGACACCGAACAACATCAACCTCTGGTGTCAGAACGGCGTGTTCATCGAGCGCGTCTCCGGCACCACCTACGAAGGTTCAGTGCGGCTCGGTTGAGTCGCTGACAACGAAAGGGCGTCGCGCTCGTGATCGACACAGGGAACCCCAGGATCCGGCAAGGTGCGAGCGCGACGCTCTCGATCACCTGGACCGACAACGACGAGAGCGCGGCCGATGCAGGCGGCACGGTGACCGTCGGCGTGACCACCGCCGACGGCACCACCGTGTTCGCACCGG